TAACATTAAATTCTACCACATGTGGAATGAAACTCAGTATAGAGTTGATAAAGCATGGACCCCAACAAACAGTTCTAGATTATTTAGATATAAAGAAGATGGTGGTTTCTTAAATCGTAAGTTAGCTTGTGGATCAGAACCAAGCTATGTTGTGGATTGGGTAAGACAGAGAAACTACTGGACAGATTCAGGTCTTGCAATGAAACATCTTGGTTATATAAAAGATGAAGACAAGAAAATAAAATTTGATAGATATTCCACATTAGATGGCGGAGCTTTTCATAATTTAGATCACATTAATTCAATAATAGATGAAAGCCCAGTCTTAATTGACTGGGGTAATTTTGGGATATAGGAAAAACAAATGATTATTTTAAACAACGCTAAAACAATTACGGCTCTTACCGAAAAAATGAATAGCAAAGAAAAATTTGCATTTGTTAACTTTCCAAGATCAGCTCTTATGGCTATGGGGAATTCTATTAGTGGAGATAAAAGACCAAATAAATATTTTACTAGGTCAATTCAAAACTCTTTTAACATAGTAGATAAGAATTATATGAAAGGTCTACCCCCTGCTTTTATATATTCTGGAGAAGAAGATAATATATCTGCTTTTTCTTCAATATTAAAAGATGATAATTATTATGACTCTACTACGCTAGAGCAGTATTACAGCACTGATGAGCCTATATTTAAATCATTTGTAGATCACTACATTAGGTACAGTTCATTTATTATAGTAAGTTTTCATGATAGAAAAATTATCAACAAAACACTAGGAGCTCCTTTGGAGGTAATTAGTGTTCCTTATAATGATTTTTACGATAAGTCAGATAGTATATTTGAGTCAATAGCTAAATTTGATGGCAAAGTTGACTACTGCTTATTCGATTGCCCATTGTTATCTTCTGCTCTTCCTCATAAGATCTGGAATGAGCTTAACATGTCAATGATAGATCTAGGTAAGGTATTTTCTTTTGCAAGAACCAATTACATCAATAGTGTACGAGAAAAAGAAAATGAAAAAAAAGATAGATCAAGACGATGATCTTTTTCTTGTAGATTTACTTTTAGAATCTGATTTATCTTTACCAGCAATTGCTAAAGAAGTAGATCTTTCAATTAAAGATTTGAACAAAAAGATAGCACAGCTAGGTCTTACCTGGATTAAAGAGCAAAGAAAAAAAAGCTCAAGAGGTCAGTCCGCATTAACCGCTGTAATGAAGAAGCTTCTCCCAAATGAGAAGATAATAAACGAGCATCATTTGGGAGATAAGCTTAGATTGGACGTATACTGTCCTAGTTATAAACTTGCAGCTGAATTTCATGGAAGACAACACTTCTATTACACTGAAAGATTTTTTGATTCTAAATATGAGTTTGAAGAAGCTCAAAAAAGAGACATAAAAAAAGTTGAGATGTGTAAAGAACAAGGAATTGCACTTATTGTTTTTAGATATAACGATCTTTTGACCGAAGAGTCTGTATACTCTAGGATGATAGAAGCAATAAGATCCAGTGATTGGAAAAACGCAGAGTCTAATCCAGCTAAGAAACCACTATCACAAAATGCTTTCTATCAACAGCAGAAGAAGAAAAACAGCGAACATAAAAAACAAGTTTATCGAGCTATAAAACAGCGAAAGAAAAACCAGTGACTGATCAAGAAACCAACATAGAAGAGTACCCAATAGAGTATCAACTATTCGCCTTATCATTTAAGGATCCTGGTGCTATACAATTCTTTAAGGAAAATATACTTCCTGAAGAAGTTGGTTTCTTGCATAATCAAAAAGGTATTGGAGAGTTCTATGGGGCACTTGTTTCTTTCCATGATTTAACTAAACTAGAAGTAGTTGATCCAATGGCTTTTAAGACTTGGATAGAATCAGAAACAAACATCTATAATGCACTGGGTGGCTCAGTTGGCGTTGAGTCAATGATGTCTATATTGATGAACTTAGAGCTGTCCAATAAAGAGTCAGTGTCAAAGGTAGTTAATCATAAAGCCTCTAAGAAAAAGCAATTAAATTATATAGAGGAATTAAAGTTCTTAATATCCAATAAGTCAACCAAGAGTGACCAAGAGATAGAGAGAATCAATGTTCTTGTTGGTTTAATCAAAGATATAGAAAATGAATCTGACTATAATCCATTAGACACTGTCACTACAGCTAATCAGATGATAGATAGAGTAGACAACTTACTCGACGTTCCAGACTTCATGCCAACGCAGTTTAAATCGCTCAATAGAGCTATGGGGTACACAGATGAGGGGGGCTTCTTCAAAGGGGCCGTACACGCCATTATAGCCCCTTCTGGGAAGGGTAAGAGTACGTTTGCTAAGTGTTTAGTCAACCACTGGGTTAGCTCTGGCTATAGGGCTCTGTATGTCAACTTTGAAGAGGCTCAGTCTCACTGGGAAAGAGTCCTAATGACTCAGATTATCGGACAAAATGTTTATGCCAATGCCGACAGATGGTCTCCGGAAGACAAATTAAAGTATTCAAATTTGTTTAAATCAAAGTTAGCAGAATGGGGTGATCGTCTGATGGTCAAACACGATCCTGATACTCCTTATTTTGAAGATTTGGAAAAATGGCTTAGAGATATTCTTGGTTATGGAAAAGATATACCTGACGTAATAGTAATCGATACAATTCAGTCTATGTTTACCAAGGGTAAAGGAAAAGCCCGTTGGGGTGAGTTTGAAGAGATGATGGTTCGCCTAGAAAAGTTGGCTAGAGATATGAACTGTGTTCTCATCATTACCGCACAAGAGAACTCTAATAGAATGAAGGAAAAGCGTGAAGTGGTTCAGCAGTCGGACACTGGTGGATCTTTAGCTATTCAGCAAAAGTGTGCCGTAACCATATTTATTACAGAAAAAAGACTTATAAGTGGCGATGAAACAGAAGATGATACAATCATGCAGCTGCAAATTCCTAAAAACAGAATAACTGGTTCTACGTTTGTGTACGATCCACCTCTGGTGAGATACGTAGATGCCAAAAAGATATATGAGGATTATGAGATCGTAACAGAGGAAACTTATGATTCTAATTCAATCCTAGACGATCTATTAAATGGAGGTTTATTTAGCTAATGAAATTAGTTACCCCTAAATCAATTAAAGACTTTCAAACATGTTCTTTGCTGTATAGCTACAGACATGAAGAACAATTGCCAGAGACAATAGGTGGAAGAGACCTAATAGCTGAAAAGTTTGAGAATACAATAAAAGATATAATATACTTCTTCTTCTACAAGAAGCAAGGTGGATATACCCCTTCTTACGCTTCTCTGCTAAATAGGTGGGAGAAGTTATGGTTTTCAGGTGATGTTTCTTCTTATGACATAATGACGGAACAGCACGAGAGCGCATACGGCAACAATGCTAGCCTTACCACAAAAGCTGCAGCAGTATTACTTTCTTTTTATGAATCGTTCTCTGACTCTTCATCAATTCCTATAGCAATTAACGAAGACTTTGTTATACCTTTAACTCCCAATATTAAAATAAAAGATAGATTTGATATTATACTTTCTCATAAAGGGCATTACCTTGTGATGAAGTTGATGTTTAACTTCAAAAATAATCACCAAAATATGTATCAGGTTGACTTTAGTTCTTTATACGCAGCTTTTGCCCACAAGAACCCAACTAAAGTAAGCAGTTTAAAGGTTGGGTATTGTGATCTATTAAGTTCCAATACTGATTTTCAAGAGTATGAAATACTGGAAGATGATTTAGTTGCACTAAAATTTTGGGGTGAAGAAATAAATGATACTGAAAAGTTTATTCCAAGAAGAGGTTTAACTTGGTATTGTAAGAAATGTCCGTTTGATAAACCGTGTTCAAAATGGACTCCTAATACAAAGGTAGCAGTTAATGTCAAAAAGTAGATTAGGGATAATGCTTGATCAAGAAAAAACAGATCAGCTAAACGCCATAGCTTATTCCTTTAAAAAAACACCAGAAAAATTTATCAATGATATAATACAATCAACATATGACAAGATACAAATGTTAACATTGAAATGGGATGATGATGAACAATAAATCTATTTTAGATGATCTGTTAAAGGATGAGCCGGTATTTAATTCTAACGATGAAGAGGATACTATATTATCTCCTCTGATCACCGAGATTAATATGATTGAGAATCATGGTATTAGGTCTTTTGTAAGATCAATATTAATTCAATCTAAAATGTTTTGGTCTATACCGTCAAGCTTCTCCGGTAGGTATCATCCACCCGATGAGCATAACTATGGTGGAAATGTTTTACACACAAAAAGAGTAGTAAGAGCTTCTAAGGTTATAAGCGATTCATACTCTCTAACATCAAGTGAAAGAGATCTTGTCTACGCCGCATGCTTGCTGCACGATGTAACCAAAGGAGTAGGAGATCCAGACTCTGAAGATCCAAAGTCTTTTGTGTATGATCCACTTCATCCTTACACTGTGGGGATGTTCGTTAAAAAATGTCAAGAAAATGATAAGAAGTATTCTTCTGAATCTAGTTCTTCAACCCTATTTATAGATGAAGATACAGTCCAGTCTATAATGAGATTAGTAAGATGTCACCTTGGCCCTTGGTCTCCAGTCCCTGAAACTGTCCCTGTAACTTACCTGGATATCATAGTCCACATATCGGACAACCTAGCTTCTAAACTACACTACATAACTGATGGAGATGATATAGTCCAAGAAAGATGGACTATAGGTAAGAAGGAAGAATAAAATGAATAGCGACGATGTTATGTCTGCTAGAACTATAGCCATAGAAAAAATGGAGTTTTACATACAAGAGTCGATATACTACAGGTCTTATAGCGAGCATATGAATCAAGATGTAAAAGTTGTCTTGTGGAATATAAAAGACGAAATTGGAAAAGCTAAAATAGAATGAAGATATCATCAGAGAATAAATTTTACTCTAAATGGCAGTATGTCGAATTAGCTAGGTACATACCTAACATTAAGCGTGTTATTAGGGAAAAAGATCAAGACGGAAACATGCTCTACGATTTACGTAGAGTAAATGCATATTCGAAAAAATATGACGATACCGGAATATATACTTCTGTATGGAGATTTAATTCAGAAGATTTACAAACAGCTATTAGATTTGGTTCTCTTTATTTTGATATAGATAATGATGATATGAATATTTCATATAATGAAGTAAAAAAATTATATTCTCATTTAAATAAATTTATTCCAGATGAATCTATTATAGTTTACTTCACTGGTAAAAAGGGTTTTCACATAGAGTGTGAAGTAATAGCACTGGGCATAAACCCAGGTAACAATCTTCCAATTGTCTTTAGGCATATCGCAACAGATCTTAAGGAAAAATTAGAATTAACATCACTTGATTTTAGCGTTTACGATCCAAGAAGAATGTGGAGACTTGCAGGAACTAAACATCAAGATACTGGTTTATATAAAACTATTATCAGCAAAGATCTATTATTTACAAATATAGAAGCAGTTAGATCATATAGTTCAGAATACCATGAACCTATAGTAGAAGACCAAAAATTCTCTAGTACAGCAAATCAATGGTACGCCGATTACGTCCTTCAGGTGGACGATTTAAAGAATAAGCCAAGAGATGTTTTGGCTCATTTTAATCAATATGGATCTTCTGGAAATAAAACATTTTCAGAGTCAGAAAAAGTATTTGAAAAAGAAAAACTTTTAGACAAATGCCCATCTATTAAAAGATTATATGACCAGGCAAAAGAAAAGCACTACTTGGAGCATGAAGCAAGATTATTCCTATGTTCTATATTAACTTATTCAGAAGAGGGTGTACAATATTTACATGAGATATTGAGCTATTGCGAAGACTATAATATATCTAAATCTACAGCTCATATTAATGACTGGATAAAAAGAAGAGATATGGGAATAGGCGGTAGACCATTTACCTGCGAAAGAGCAAACGCAGCTGGTGTTGGATGTGGTCAATGTTCTTTGGAAGAAAAAAATAAATGGATAAAAATAAATGGTAAGTTTTTTGAAACAAACGAAAAGTCATCACCGTCACCAGTACGTTTTGCATATTCAACAAAAAAGGAGGTGAATCATGAGTAATCAAGAAGACGATGCAATTGGGCTATGTTCCGAATGTAAATCAGATCAAATGGATAGCACAATGTTTAGAAGCGTTTTTGCACAGAACGGAGTTCCTCCAGTCTGCAAATATTGTGGAGGAGTCGTAATCATAGTGATGAGATCGCAAAGAGATCAGGCAATAAATCAGCTAGATAGAGAAAGAGGCCTCTAGTGAAAAACTGGACCAACCTACATAATCATACCGTATTCTCCATGTTGGATGGACACGGTAGTGTAGAGCAATATCTAGAAAGAGCTAAGTCATTAGGAATGACTGGACTGGCAACTACTGATCATGGAAACATACATTCATGGTTAGATTTTTATGACGCAGGAAAATCTGCAGGAGTAAAACCTATCCTTGGATCTGAATTCTATCAAGCAAGAAAAAGTAGATTTGATAGAGATCCAGAAGAAAGATCTGGTCCTTCAAAAAATGAGTGGGAACAAAGAGGTCCATACCATATAACTATCTTGGCAAAGAATAATACTGGATATCACAATATTATTAAGATGTCATCTAGAGCTTTTACCGAAGGCTACTACGTTAAGCCTAGAATAGATCACGATTTAATATCACAACACTCAGACGGCATTATAGTTCTATCTGGGTGTCTTAACGGAGAAGTATCTCAAGCTCTTTTAAGAAAAGATTATAATACTGCATTAAAGCATGCTACAACGATGCAATCAATTGTAGGTGCAGAAAACTATTTCATAGAGATTCAAAACCATGGAATTGAAGAACAGCTTTCGATTATACCTGATCTAATTAGACTAGCTAATTACATTGGCGCAAAAGTAGTTCCATCCGGTGACTGTCATTACGTTCATCAAAACGATGCAAATGCTCATGACATAATGCTCTGTGTAGCTACAAACTCAAACATACATACACCTAATAGATTTTCTTTTTCTGGTGATCAGTTTTATCTGCAATCATATGATGAAATGGCTTCTATATTTTCTGACGAACTTCTTAGAAACACCATGCATGTAAACGATATGATTGATGTGGATTTAAACTTTGGAGATATACACTTCCCTAATTTCCCAATTCCAACGCAAGAAACATCTGTAGATTACTTTGAAAGACTAGCTTGGGATGGTTTAAAAAGACGATACGGCAATGAATTACCTCAGCACATAGTTGAGAGAGCTAATCATGAAATAAAAGTAGTTAAGGAAATGGGTTTTCCAGAGTACTTCTTAGTTGTCTCAGACTTGGTTAGATGGGCTAAGGAAAATGATATTAGGGTCGGATGGGGTAGAGGATCTGCTGCCGGTAGCGTTCTCTCCTATGCTTTTGACATTACTAACTTAGACCCAATTAAGTTTGGACTTATGTTTGAAAGATTCCTCGTAGAAGGAAGAAAGTCCATGCCCGATATCGACTTAGACTTTGACGATAGGCACAGAGATAAGGTAATTGAATATGCGCGCACAAAGTATGGTAGTGATCACGTTGCCCATATATGTACGTTTAACAGAACCGGTGCTAGACAGTCGATACGAGACGCTGCAAGAGCTCTTGGATATGATTTCTCTACAGGTGATAAAGTATCCAAACTAGTTCCACCACCAGTACTAGGTGTATCTAAGTCACTAAGAGACTGCATGGACGTTTTTGAATTTTCTCAATTATACAATTCAGATGTAGATGCAAAGATAGTCATAGATACAGCTTTTGGTTTAGAGAACTTAGTTCGCCAAACTGGCATTCACGCTGCAGGTATAGTTATATCTAAAAATGAATTAACTGAGTATCTCCCTATCATGAAAAAAGGAGTAGATAGCCCAATAGTAACTCAATGGGATATGGGTAGAGTAGAACAATGTGGTCTACTTAAAATTGACTTCTTGGGGTTAAGAAACTTAGGGGTAATAGATAACTGTATAAAGTTAGTTAAGAGAAATAAGAATATAGATATTGACGTAGACACAATCCCAATTGATGATCAAAAAACATACGATCAGCTAGCCAAGGGTAATGCTGTAGGAGTTTTCCAGCTGGAGTCTGCTGGTATGCGTGAACTCATGGTTCAATTGCAGCCACGAGATATCCAAGACATCATGGCGTTGATATCACTTTACAGACCAGGCCCAATGGGTTCTGGCATGGATAAATTATACATAGATAGAAAACACGGCAGAAGTAAGATTGTTTATGACCATCCTAAATTAGAAAAAGTATTAGGTCCATCTTTAGGCATCATGTTATACCAAGAAGATGTTCTTGGAGTATCTAGAGAGTTAGCTGGATTTTCTTCTGCTGAAGCAGATGATTTGCGTAAAGCTATCGGAAAAAAACAAATGGATAAAATTTCTTTGTTTAGAAAGAAGTTTGTAGACGGATGCGTAAGCGTTTCTGGAATATCTGAAGATAAAGCTAATAAAATTTATTCAGACATTGAATACTTCGGTGGTTATGGCTTTAACAGAGCACACGCTGCAAGTTATGCAATGATATCTTACGTCACTGCTTATCTAAAGATGAATTACACGGCAGAATATATGGCAGCATTGATGAGCTCTGTAGTTGGAAATAAAGATAAACAATCTTTATATCTATCTGACTGCAGAAAACTTGGGATTAAAGTAAGAACTCCTTCTATTAATAAATCAGGAAAAGACTTTAACGTATTAGATGATCATAATATTATTTTTGGATTATCCGCAATAAGTGGAATTGGTGATTCAATCGCAGAAGCAATAATAAATTGCAGAGATGAAGATAAGCCATATGTAAATATGTATGATTTCTTTAGAAGATGCGATTCAGCAATCTTGAAGAAGTCAACCTTAGAACACCTAACCTACTCTGGTGCCATTGATGAGCTGATATACGTAGATGAAGAATTGGATATCAATAGACAAAATGAATTGGCAATTTTAGAAAAAGAAAAAGAAGAGCTAGGGATTTACGTTTCTAAGCATCCAATGGAGGGTATGGCCGAAGTAGTTCGACCAATGATAGACAAAGAGATTATTGATCTATTTGATATCAACAACGGAGCTAATGTAAAAATAGGTGGAGTTATAACAGGCGTTAAAAAGATAATAACCAAAAAGGGTCAAAAGATGTTTAAGTTAAACATTGAAGATCTGTCTGGTGAAATTGAAGTTATAATCTTTCCAAGAGAAGCTAAAGACATCCAGGATAACGAATTTGCCCAAGGAGATGTTGTGGTTCTTACTGGGGCTGTTAGTAGGGAAAATGATGACGAGCAGTCTATCGTTAAAATGTTTTATAATAGTTCACAAAAAATAGATACAGATAAAGCAATAAATACAAAATCTATCAAGTTGCTTCTTTCTAATCCTCCATCGTTAGAGCTGGTAAAACAACTTTATGATATAATAGAAAACGCAAATGGTTCTGCAAATGTCTATATTGAATATGTAGAAGATAACCGTAGAATAGTCTTTAGATTTAAGAAAACAACATCATTAAAAATTGAAGATAACCTTAAAGAAATAGTCAAGATAGGAAATTAAAATGACAATACCAGGAACTTACCAAAATCCGACTGATAAACCGTGTTGGACAGTGTGCTTTTCTTGCAGCAGATGTGCGGATAAAGGTAGATACACAAAATGCAACAAGTGCAGTGGAAGATATGATCCACTTGGAAAAGTCGATCCAGATCACGAAGACTACTGCGATTGCAAAAATGGAAACCTTAGATGGAAAACCCAAGAGGGTAGATTAATTATGACTAAGTTCAAGACTAATCCATTCAAAGGACAGGTTAAATACGAAAAGCAGACAGAAGACGAAAGAGACTGGGATTCGTACGTAAATGATATGAGAGAAAAAATGGATAACCCATACTTTAACCCAATTATGATAACGGAGGATTAGAAATGTTAAGAGGAGAAGCTGGAAGAATAGTAAA